CAAGGCACGCCGTTCGCGTCGATTTGACGGCTATAAGCGTACACAATCTCGATGAGGTTGTCCGCGCGGTGCATGGCGTTCGAGACGTTCGACGTGACCGGGATGAGGTTCGGATCGGTGAGGTAGGCGGACTTGCCGGCGGTGTTCGCGGCTTCCTCGACGAAGGCTTCGTCCCATCCGTCGGCCTTAATCATCTCGCGGAGTTCGACTTCCGACATGAACGTGCGCTTGAAGATGACGCGGGCGTCCTGAAGGTCTAAGGTTTCCGGCGGGAAGCTGATTTCCTCGTAAGGCTTCAGGGCGGCGCAAACAGGGAGGTTAATCCGGTTGTATTGCTGGCTATACGTCGAAACACCTGAGTTCAGGAGCTCCGTAGCGATACGACGGGCTTCATCGGACGAGCAACCGAGGGCATTAGCGAACAAATCAGCCGTAATGTCAGAGGCGCCGGTGGCAACCATCTGGCGCAGGGCTTCAGCGAGCACGCCGTCCATAGCGGCACGTTCTTCGAGCGTAGGCAGGGTTTCGGTGACTTCCCGGCTTCCCAGGCGACGCTCCCAGCCGACGTGCATGACCGCCCAGCCGTAATTCTGCGAGTATTGCGCCCAGAGTTCAGCCTCGCGTTCGAGGTCGGCGCGGAGTTTGTTCTCGACGATCCAGCGGGCAAGGGTCTGGACAGCGGCAGCGGTGCTGGCGTCTCCGTACTCAGTGCCGGTCACGCGGATGCGGGCGAGCTGCCAAGAGTTCACCAAAAGCATCACTAATTCATTGATAATGCTGTCAACGAGGCGCACGCGGACGTCGGAAGCACCCTCGAACGGGAACGCACCCTCGCCGTCGCGCTGATTACGGCTGTATTTCTTGCCGTCGTCGCTCTGGCCTTCCCAGCGAGCAAGGCGGATGTCGTCGTTGCTGTTAATGCGGCTGATATTGCCACCGTTCGTCAAAGAACGATCGAACTCGCTCTGGAGTTCCTGAATATCAGGCGTATCGCTCGCAAAAACGAGCTTATCGCTCCTGTTGTACTTGCTCTGCATTGATTTGTGTAAAGTAGTGGGATTTTGACTCGATATATTGGATCAAGGACAACTTATGGAAGCGGTATTGCCCTCCGAGCGTCTTGAAACACCGGACAAGCCCCTTCTTGCGAAGATTATCGAGCTCTCGTACGTCTATGCCCGTCATTTCCTCGGCAAGCGAACGCGAAAGCACGATTGGATAGTCTTTTGGGTCTTTTGGCATAAATTAATACGAACCACCACGGGTTGCCTTCCAGGTTTCCTCGTCTTCCTGCTCAGGTTGCATGACTACGAGGTATCTCAGGCAGTCGATAGGGTCTTTCGACGCACCCTTCTCGCCATCTGCCCCCGTCCACTCCCTCAATGAGTAGATGAGGTTGTCGCAATCCTCTGAAATAAAGAGTTTCGGCTGGTTGAGCACCGTGACCGGCTGGTTCTGGTCGTAGGCCAGCGCGTCATTGATGATAGCGATGCCTTCCTCGATCTTAATGCCAGCAGCCGGCGTGAAGTACATCGGGTCAGGGTCAGTCTCTAGGAGTTCGATGAGCGAAGTCCCGCCCTCCTTGCCCGCCGCCTGGGTCGCCCCGGCTCTCGGGTCGATAAATCGTTCGGAAATGACCGTATCGACTTCGACGTCTCTAATCGTCTCCTTGTATTCGTTGATACCCCTGCCTCCGCCCGCGCGCTGAGCAGCCCCGGCCTTACCGTCGAGCTTAGAGTCCGGAAGCGCCCATTCCCCGTAGGTCTTGTCAGGCCACTCGCGGTAGATGTACCATTTAGTGTTCTCGCCCGTCCCCACGGCGCGCAGCCAGAGCATGAACCAGTTACGCGCCCCCGCAGGGTCGATGACCATGAAGTTCGTGCCTTCCTTCGGCACATCCGCCGGCTTCAGGATGTTCGCGTCCCCGAACCTCGGGAATTGCGCCCCGGCTAGACCATCAGCCCAGCCGTAGGCTCGGATTTTTCGCTCGTAAGCAGTCTTGCCATCAAGGGTCTTCCTGAGCTCGTCGAAAGGGTTATAAGGGTTGAACTCAGAGTGAAACCAGACGACGCCAGCGTCCTTGCCTCTGGATTTCGCCCGATACGGCATGTGGCCTAGCGGGACGCCAGGGACGTGCTGGTGCTTGGGATCAAGAATAGCCGCAGGCTTAGTCTCCAAGTATTTGCAACCAGAGACGTATTCCTTCACGACGTTCGAGTACCCCTGCACCGGGGTGAACGTCACGATGAGCTTACCGCGACGGGTGACGACTCGGTAGCGCAGCGTCTCAACCCAGTCTAGCGGGACGAGCTCGTCGCACCAGATGATATCGCACTCGCCGCCTTCGATGACCCGCCTTTCCTGAGCGTAGTTCATGAAGTGGCACTGACTGCCGTTCGGGAAGATGAACGTGCCGTCGGAGAAGCCGTTTTTCTGCGTGTACTGAATGTTAGTAACTCGGCCCTTCTTTAGCCCCTTGAACTCAGGCGGCAAGTACTTCCAGATGACGTTCTGTTGCATCTGGATCGAGGACTGACTCGTCGTATGCAAGCACCAGACTCGGGCGTTCGGGATATTGACCATCGCCGCAACCACCCTCTTAGCCGCCCATTCCGTCTTGCCGGCTCGGTTGCCACCCAACACGCACACCTCCTGGTACTGCTGTAAGAAGTCATCAGCCGCCTTCCAGTGGAAAGGCTCATAGCCGTGACGATACGGGTCTTGCTTCTCAGCGAGGATTTTCTCCTCGCGCAATCTGAGTATCTCCGCGAGCTTCTCCGCCCCGAGCTGATCCTTCAGAGCCTTGAGCTCGTCGGTGCTCGGCAACCGGATGACTGGATGCGGAGTGAGGTTCACCAGGCTTTGCAGCTCCAGTATCTCGCCTTAGTCTTCGGGCCGGGAGTCGCGCACTTATGCCGCGCTCTGAAAGATTTACGCCTCGCGGGGTTGCTCTTCTTGATCGACATGTTCGGATCACCGAAGCGCACGATCTTCGTCTTCCCGCCGTCCTTGACGTACACGGCGGACTTCTTCGGGCCACCCGGCGTCCTGAACGGCTTGTTCAGGCTGACCTTCCTGCCCTTGTAGTCAGCCATCTCAGCGACCCTTGTAGTTCACCTTCTTAGCCGCAGACGGCTTCCCGCGCATCAGGGCTTCCATCTTGTTGTAATCACCCTTAATCAAATCCTTGCCCTTGCCGGCAGGCTTACCCTTAGACTCGGAGGCTTCGTGCTTCTTGTTGTTCATTTCGATGATAAGTTTCCCTTATGGCAAGGATAAGTCAAACTAATCTTAGGCTTCCTCGGCTCCCTGCGCTAATCCCAGTATCCCCACCCTGAGAACCTTACCCATCACGTTCTCGAAGTTCGTCCCTCCGAAGACAACGACCTTCCACCGGCCATCCTTCCCCTGGACGATGAACGCACCTTGCTCGACGTAACCCGGCGCCTTCTCCGAGAACTCGGCCAGAAAGCCCTGCATCTGCTCATCTGAGCTCTCCTCGCTCAAGCTGAATGACCCAGCCTTACGCCCCTTGAACAGATCGTCCACACGGAACGCCGCTACATCCAAGCCGTCAGGCTTTCGACGTCTAGCCTTAGCCTTGACCTTAGCCTTCGCCTTCACCGGCTTAGCCTTCTTCTTCTTAGCCATCACCACTTCCCTCCGAAGCGAGGATGACGCTTGGCAACCCAGCGCCCCGCGTCCTTCCGCAGCGGCACCGTCATCCCAGCGACGAACTTAGAGTTATCCTTGACCATCACCTTAACCTCATCCTTCCCGACCTTGCAGATGATAATCCTCGGGTTGCGCACCCTAGACACCACCACCCCGTCCCATTCCTGCGCAGCGACACTAATCTGCTCCTCGACCTCCTTAACCTCCTCGTCAGCGAGCTTAAAGCGCGCCTTGATCTTCATCATCCCAATCGGCGTCCACAAGACCTTCCAGGTGCTCTTGACCCTCCGGCTCGGCTCGTACACCCAGTCCAGCCCCTCGAAGCACTCCTTGCGGAACGCTACGAGCTCCTTACGGCTGATCCCAAGGGCATCCGGCAAACTGCTCTCACTCACACATTCTTCGCGGTTCATGCCTTAAACCTATAACCCCTTTTAACCTTTACAACTATTAGTGCGCTCACTGCGTTCACTGTTAGTCACCCCAGGAGTTCTCCGGCCTCACGGCCTCTGAACCCCTTCCCCCTAGCAGGGGGACTGAGGGGGGTGTGGGGGAGAGTCAAGAGAGGGGGTTCACCCCACCCCTGTCAAGCCGATCTAGCACTTAGCCTTACCCTATTAGTTTCCCTAATACTGCACAGTAGCAGGGCTTATTGCAGAAAAAGTGCATAGGGGTGAACCCGCTAGGGTTTCCGCGCGCCGCCAGCTACCGACCCCCTCCCCCGGTGGGGTTGCACCCCTTGAAAACCCCCTAAAACCCCCGGTTTTCCCCGGCAGGGGTAGGGACGGCGCCGGCGGACGTCCGGCAGCGATCGCGGCAGCGTCCGGCGACCGGCAGGGGCAAGCGGGGGAAATCCCCAGGGGCAGCGCCGGCAGCGCGGCAGGCCGGCAGGGATCACCGGCAGGCCGGCAGGGGCAAGGCGGGGAAGCTTCCCCCTATTGCCAAGCGCCAGGGGCAGGCCTGACGGGTTCCCCCTTCCCTTCCCCTTCTCTCCCTTCCCATGCCCTATTGCCTAGGCAAAGCAAAGCCCCCGCAAGCTGTCAGGCCGGCGGGGGAGGGGGCGGGGAGGGCTGAGGGGGTTTTACTGTTGCGGGGGTTGAAAGGGCGCCAGGGGGCTCGGGGAGGGGTAAAAGAAAGGGGGCAAAGGTTTGACCCCTTGCCCCCGTCGCGTCGCGCTGCCGGACTTATTAGCCTAGGCGCTGCGGCATAATGACCGCGACAAAAGCCGGCTCCCTTCCACGGTCAAACGCGGGGGAGAATAGCTCAACGGGATCCCAAGATTGATTAATGTCCTTTGGTTTGCGTGTCCAAAAGTCCAGCCCCTCCAATCGAAAGCCGGGGCAGGCGTTTAGGGTGTCCAGCGCCTCCAAAGCTTCCGCGACATAATCCGGATTTAATCCCATGTCCGCCGTGGGGGTGTTTCGCGTCGCGGTTGCGCGCTCAGCTCCCCGAATTGCCTTTGCCGGGGGTTTGCTCCCGTCGAACTGACACGCGCCAGGGGCGGGGAGATTAAGGGCATAGGACACGGGGGAGGGGTTAAGCGCCCAAACGACAGCGCCGGGGGCGGGGGAGCGCGTGCCTAGGTTAAAGCGCAGCGCGGAAGCGCACAAATCCCGATCCGCGTCTTTCAACATGGACTTGCAAAGCGCTTCACCGGCGGCGCGCCCGGTCAAGGGGTTGTCACAATTAATAGCGGCGACGTCCGCCCCAAACGCGGCGCACGTCAAGCGCGCTTCCGTTTGTGCGCTTTCGACGTATCCAAGCGCGGCGCGGAGATAAGAGACGGGAAGGGAGACTTCCCCGGCCTTATCAATACGGTAAAGGGAAGGGATCACGCGGCGCATGTCAGGGAAATTGACTTCCGCAGCTTTCGCGCGCGTCTCGCCGGCGTCGGTTTGGATTGCAATCCAATCGACGGGGGCAGCGTTTACTAGGCCGCCGGGGGCGCGGTAAATGCAAACGCGCGCTTCCATCTTATCCCGTTTGCCTATGCCCTTAATAGCTTGCTTTACGTTTTCCGACGGCATGACAAAAGACCGGCGCTCAGGGGGGAGCACGTCGGACGCGGGGGAGAAGTCAAGCGGGAGCTGGACACCATGGGCGCGCCGTCCGTCCGTCGCCCAAACTGTCAGGAAAGGCGCGCCGCCGGTTTTAGGCGCGGGGGACAATTCCAGGCAAACGGCATTTAGGACATGCCGGAGGGGATCTTTGGACATAGCCGGGGCGCAAGCGCTGAGCGCGGCGCGCAGCTGATACGCCGGGACGCGGAAGCTGTAAAGCTCAGCGCGCTCAGGTGCGGGGGTTTGGTTTTCCATGGGGGCGGGGGTGGTTTGGTTTGTGCTCATGTTTGGTTTGGGGGGAGAGGGGGTTAAAGGACAGCGGGGGCGGGGAGCTCAATCGCGACGCAACCGGCGAACGCGACGGGGAAAAGGTGGATCTCTTTCCATGCGCTTTCCCAGGAATAGACGAACGCAAGGGGAAGCGCGGGGGTGAAGTTGTCCGCCCAGGGGGTGCGGACGGTGCCGGCGTAATAAAGGCCGGAGGGGTTGATAATGACGAACGGACGGACGGGGGCGGGGGTGCTCATGTTAGGGGGAAGGATCAAAGGGAGAGAAAAGCCACGGCCAAAAGCCAAGCTAAGAAAGTAAGGGCGGCGGCGGTCAGTGCGTCTTTTAGGTGTTGCATAGGAAAGGGGTAGGGCAGGGGGTTAAGCGCGGAGGGAGTAATAAAGCGCGGCGAACGTAGCAAGTTGCATAAGGGCAAGGGTAATTATGAACCGGCGGAAATCCCGATTGGCGCGCGCGGCGTAGGCGTTCGCGAAGCTTTGACGGGCGTTTAAGTATTCGGCGCAAGTGCCAAACGCGGCGTAAAGCGCAAGCGCGCGGTAAGCATAAGGGCAGCGCGCGGCGTGCTCTTTCATGAGGGAATTAATTTGAACGGTGAACGCGGACGGGGAGTTAGGTTTAGTCATGGCGGAGAGAAAACAAAGGGAAGCGCGGCGGGGAGTAAAGAGAAAAGTAAATTAATTTAAGGGG